GATAAGCAACCACCGCCTGCACAGCGCGCGGGCTCAGGACCGAGACCGGACCAACAGGGAACGGCAGCGGAAACATCTTCTTCCCCAGGACTCCCAGAGCCCCGGTAATCTCATCGCCCTGGTCCGGAGTAATCGGCAGGAACTGCGTTGCATTCAGGATGCCTACGCCCGTCGCTCCATCGTTGGAGAACGCAGATGCACTGCCCACCCCAGCGGCCTCAGTAGCCGCTACAAGCCTGCGCAGGTTGCCCGGGGTAATGTCAGTCATCCCTCGTGCCAGGACCAGCCCAGAGCCCGCGCTACGCGCGCTAGCATAGGCCTCAATCACACTCTCAGGACCCTGCACAAAGCTATCGCCCAATCCCGCTACCTGCACATCGAGACCATGCACCACATAGCGCTTGCCCAGCTTCGCAGTAGGCTTCTCCTGGTATTCCAGACCCCAAGCCTGCGCAACCCAACCCGCGTTGGCGCTCATTGCATAGCCCATAGCCCAGACTCGTTGGGCGCGCTTGGCCTGAGTCAGGCGTTCCCGGTTCTCTGTCGCAATGATGTCTTCCAGGGCAGTCTCCCAGGATGCTGGGTCATTTGCATAGGACAGCACAGCACTGCAATTATTGTACTCACCCACCGGGCTAGCAATCGTGGCCGCTCCAATCATCCCGGCCTGCACTAGGCGGAGCGAGGACTTGCCCTCGTTGAACAAGGACTTCTGAATCGGAGCCAAGCTCACGTCCAGATTCAGGCTGGCCAGCGCCCGCCCGAATTCATGCGGAGGGACACCTTCTTTGAATTCATAGAGTGCAGTGTCCAGGCCCTTCGGGCGCATACCCATGAAGACGAACTGCACGCGGTCCTTCAGCGGCCCCGTTGCAATAGCCTGCACGGCAGGAATAAGCTGCTCCAGGTCCCCGTCATGGCTAATGCCACCGGCCCAGCCAATGCGGACCTTGGCTTCCTTGGCCTTCTGGACAATCTCGGGAAGCTGGCCGTCTAGTTCCGGAAGGAGGTTAGATAGGATGGCAACCGGCGTGCTGCTGAGACTGCGGAGCCAAGTAGCGAGAGATTCAGTCGGACACACAGCACCGTCGCAAATATCCAGTGCCGCAGCGATTCGCGCATCAATTTCGTCAGGCGGGGCCAGGAATACTTCATGGTAGTTGTCCTCATCAACGGCGGATAGATGATCATCTAGCTCATAGATGAACTTTGCATTTGGCAGGGCCGCGCGCAGGTCCCGCATATGCTGGATCTGGCCTTCCTCGACTTGCCGCTGGAATACTACCACATCCGGCTTGCTGGCAACCATCTCCTCAATGGGAATAATCTGGTGGGTCATACGAGCGTAGGCCAGTCCCGCCTTCACGAGCGCCTGCGCTGGGGTGATGATGCGGTGCCAGCCGCACCCGTGCATATCCGCCGCATAGGCAACTACGAAAGGCAATTTCTTGGATTCAGGCATTAGGATTCCTCAATAGTGGATAATTCTACTTTTTGAGATATACCTATTGCATTGTCTCGTCAAGTCCCCTATTATCTCATTTATGAGATTCCCAAGCACCTACGGGGCCATATAGATGGCCAAGCTACCCGCTTCATCCACCAGCCTGTCCCTGCCCGCCTTTTACAACGTGGTCATGGCCCCGCACGGGTTCCAATACCCAGCGCATCTTAATCCCGTTAATACGGCACTCGCGGACCAGCGGATTAGGAACCTGATGCTCATTATCGGCCCAGGCTCCGGCAAATCCAACTTGCTCTCCGTGGTCTACCCGCTCTATGAGCTAGGCCTCAAGCCCGATCACACTATCCTCTCCATCTCTGCCGCCGAAGGTCTCCCGCAAGGCTTCATGCAGGGCGTTATGGAGGTCCTGGATAAGAGCCCTCATTATAAGCGCCTATTCCCCGGAACCCGCCCGGATAAGAAGGCTGGCTGGTCCATGGAGCGAGGCCTATATACCACCGCTCGCCCGCCCGGGAATCCAGATGCTTCCTACCGCGCAGCGGGCCTAACCTCCAAGCTCCTCGTCGGCAAGCACGCCAAGCTCATCATCCTGGACGACTTGCACACAGAGGAGAATTCAGCTACAGTCGGGGCCTGCGAGAAGGTCATCTCGTCCTACTATCAGAATTTGATTGGCCGCGCGGATCCCCAAGAATCCCGCTTCGTCCTCGCTGGCCGTCGCTGGTCCGTGCATGACGTATACGGACACTTGCAGGAGAACGGCGATTGGGTGACTCTCCGCCTGCCCGCAGATAGAGGTCCCGGTCAATCCGCCCTATACTACGATGTCTATGTCCCTCTAGATATGGAATGTGTCTTTACGGAGGGTGCAGCCCAGGAGGTCCCCTCGGATAAGCCCGGGAAATACCGCCAGTTCCGCGCCTACTATGGCGTAGATCCTATGAAGCAGGGCTTCTACTGGCCCGAGTCCGAAGTCAAGCGCAGGCACTATCTCCAGGTCAAGCGCAATGATCCGGCCACTACCGCAGCTACCTACCAGGGCAGCCCGGGCGGCAACGAGTCCGGCGTATTCCTGCCCTCGGATTTCCGCTACCTGCCCATCGGCAACTACCCAGCCCTGACTCCCAGCCTGATCCCGCCCGGTCTTATGCCTCCAGGCTCCCGCATAATCCAGGGCTGGGACGTATCGCATACCATCGGCAAGAACGCAGATTACTCAGTCTGCACCACTGCAATTATAAGTCCCTGCCAGTCCTGGCACAATGGCGAGATCGAGGCCCTTGTCGGCAAGCCCGATTCCCACTATGATGTCACCGTGGTTGATGTCTGGAAGGCCCAGGTAGAATTCGGCGGTCTAGTAGAGAAGATGCGGGAGCTATCCCAGCTTTGGAACCCCTCCTTCATTGCCGTTGAGAAGAACACGGGCTCGATTCCCGTCATCCAGGCCCTCCAGAACACCCTGCCCATAGTTCCCATGAGCCTGAGGAACAGCAATAAGAAGGCCCGCGCAGTCATTGCAGTCAGTGCTGGAACTGCTTCCGTGCAGGGCTGGCTCAGGCAGGGCCGCGTGCAGTTCTGGGAGGAAGCCCCGTGGCTCCACGAGCTTAAGACCGAGATGCTGGACTTTACTGGGGATGGGTCCGGGCACGATGATATGTGTTTCGTGGCTGGGACCCAGATATCTATGGCTGATGGAACCAAGAAATCCATAGAATTACTGAAAGAGGGCGACCTTGTGGATACCCCCTACGGACCCCGACCAGTCCTGGCAGCGGGTCTCACTGGAGTCGAGGATACTTGGGAAGCTGAGTTTAATGGTGGGTCTCTCGTGGGGACTGGGAATCATCCAGTGTACTGCAACGATGACTGGGTGACTATTGACTCATTACCTTGGAATGGCTATATTTACCGTGAAAGGGAGCCCCAGCCATGGCATTCAAATCCAACCCAGATATCCGAGTCGAATCTATCTACTTCAACGGGTATAAATATAATCGGTACCCAGATAGCGAGAGACCCACACACCGTAGGTACTACACCAGGACCGGACACCTCCTTCACCGGGATATCTGGGAATTCTACCGAGGACCAATCCCAGCAGGATTCCACATCCACCACATCGACAGGGACTGGAATAATAACGAGATTGAGAACCTTGCTTGCATTTCCCGCGAAGCTCATAGGAAAGAGCACGAGGCAGAAACTCGGGAATACGCTAAGTCCGCAGACCAACAGGCTCTTCTATCAAGGATTCGACCGAAAGCAGCAGAGTGGCACGGCAGCCCAGAAGGACTCGAATGGCACCGACAGCATGTGGCCGAATCTCTCGGGAAACTCTGGTCAGCCCCAGCCAGAACTAAGCTCTGCGAATACTGCTCCACCCCATTCGAGTTCAAGCTGGACCGAGCTAGATTCTGCGGTCGCAACTGCATGTATAACAGTTGGTCTAAAGCACACCCAGGCCACAAGAAGAAAGGAAAAGGTATATAACTTGACCGTGGCCGGGGCCCATTGTTATTTTGCCAATGGGATTTTGGTCCACAATTGCGACTCCCTAGTCTGGGTCATTACTCAGGCCATCGCCCTAGGCTCCGGGACCCCGCTCATGCCCTCTGATTCCATCATTCAGGGCCGGGAAGGCACGGCAGTCGATCACCATGCACTTGCAGCCCAGGCCCTTGCAGAGCGCTCCGCAGCAGGCTATCTTATCTCCCAGCTAGCCGAGGCTGAGGCCCTCGCTGCCAAAGGTCCGCCCGCATTCCGCCCCGGACAGGCCCAGCCCATTCTCCCAAGCAACCTGCCGGAAATTCAAGTATGTCAGAATTGCCGCTACCGTGATAGGCTCTCCAGCATGTGCGTAGTACAGAGCCGGAAGGTGGCTGGACTAGACGTTTGCCAGTCCTGGAGCTGGGACGGGATTGGAGGAGCGGCATAATGTACGAAGAAGATACTCTACTAGACCTGGAGGCCACGCTGAAGGCAGAAATGCCCCAGCAGCCCGTCGAGCTGCCAAGACGCCCGCTATTTCCAAGCCCAGAGGCACTCGGAATCGTTTCCGACTTCACCCCTGAATCTATGGGCCGGGTCCAGGATATCAATTCCTATTCCAACGCGCTAATTAAGAGCATGGAGCCCCAGGACCCACTCGCTAAGGCCCTCGGAGCCCCGCCGACCGCCTTCAGTTTTGTCACCATGTCCTATATGCCGGATCCTCAGTCCGGAGGCTTGATGTCCTGGCCCGGTATTGCCCCAGGCAGCCTGCAAAAGCTCGCCCGGACCAATCTGGCCCCCGAGATGATCATCAGCACCCGTATTGCAGACGTGCTGCGCTACTCCCATCTGTCCTCCCATCCGTGGAAACCCGGCTGGCGGATTGAGATGAAGGACAGAAGCTCCAGCCCGACTACCTGGGACCGGCGCGATATGCGAGCCTGTGAGTCCCTGATTGAGAATTGCAGCTTGGACGGCAGTGCCGATACCCCGCGCAAACGAGATGCACAGGGATACTTGCCCTTCAAGAAGTTCCTAGCAGCCATAGTCCGCGATTACCTGACCTACGATGCCATGGCTATCTGGACCGACCTAGATCAGCGCGGTCGAGTTAAGGGCTACGTGCCAGTCCCGAGCGGCAATATCCGGCTCGCGGACCCCAAGATTGGCTATCTCGGCAACCCCAAGGACTTCGCGGTCATGGTGGATCAGGCAGGCACAGTTGTCCAGCCATTCACCCGCAACGAGCTAGTCTGGCACGTTGGGAATCCCAAGCTAGATCCTGATTGGGGTGGCTATGGCTGGTCTCGACTCGATGCCGGGATGCGCCTGATTGATGCTTTCCAAGCCGCCTTCGATATGAATACAGATGTATTCAGCAAGAACAGCTTCCCAACGGGCATGATGCTCCTGAAGGGCGCGGGCTGGACCCAGAACGAGCTAGACGCGATTGCCCGCCAGATCAGCAATCTCAAGAAAGGTGTTTCCAAGATCTGGTCCATGCCAGCCATGGTCGTCCCCAAAGACTCCGAGGTGGACTTCCTAGACCTCAATGCGTCCAATGATAAGGATGCCATGTATCAGAATCACATGAATCTGGTTATGGGCGTCTTCTCCTTGCTCTACCAGTTCCCGCATGATAGACTTGGATTCCGCATCTCCGGCAAAGGCCCGGATGCAGGCGAGGAGAAAGCTGGCGGGGACAAAAACCAGACTCTTGTAACTGCGGATGAGGATATAGGACTAATCAACCTACTGTCCAGCCTTGAATTTGTCCTCAATGAGTACATTATCAAGACCAGATTCCCCCACCTCCAGCTTGTATTTTGCGGAAAGGCTCCCCGAGAGGATGCCCGAGAGTATGAAGCCAAGCAACTGGCGCAGACTTACGGTGAGCGTCGCGCGGCTGCGGATCTTCCGGCCCTGGAGACTATCGCCAATGGCCCGGATGCCAAGAAGATCGCCAAGCTCATGGACCTCGCGCCCATTGACCCAGGACTCGGTGGCATCTTCCAGAGTCTAATCACTGCATATGTGGCCAGCAAGGAGAAGGCCAAGAACGAGCCCGGAGCAGCCTTCCCCGCTACCAAGGACCCCGCCAAAGGCGAGGCCCACGGGGCAATGTCCGGAGTCCGCCGGTCCAGCAAGAAGTCCATCCTATCCTGGAAGAGTCCGCTACTAACGGAGGACGATGATAGGCTGGGCTATGATCCAGCCAGCTACCCAGAGGAGCACGGAATCCCTGAGGACTAGACCATCCAGCCAATTAGGAGTCCCAAGGCAAAGGCCAAGATTGCCTCAATGCTTATGCCCCGGAACTCCGATAGGACCCAGGACCCCATGACTATGACTACTATTAGCCAGATCATAGGTCCAGTCCCGCATCGGATTGATCCCGGAACTCGTCCGCCCAGGCATCAGCCACGCCGTCCTCCCAGAGGATCTCTGCCTGGGACCCCTTGATGTAGGGGCATGGCCGCACGTCCCTGTGTTCCGTGAGAGCAGCTATGACCTCATCATAGCCCTCCCTCCAAGCATATGGGCTCATCGTCTGCGCCACACTAGCAGGTAGGCAATGATAATCAGTAACAGTATGTAGGTCATGGCTTAGATCTTTCGCAGGATGGTTAGGTCCAAGGGGTGCCTGTTCGGGTTGCCCGCCGGACTCCCGGACCAGAACCCGTCCTTGGTCCAGGAAGTTGGCGTGCTGCCCTGGATGTCTAGGAAGCGCCCGTGGATGGGGAAGGGCTCGGGAGCATCCGTGCAATAGATGAGGGCTGCCCCCTCATCCTTGAGGAAATAAGGGACTCCCGATTCCCAATCTGAATGTGCTTCCGTCATACTTAGGACTCCTCTGGTTCAAATCATTCCAGCATCATAGCTCAGGGTCTATCAGAGTGCAACCCCCGAGGAATCCCGGCAGTTAGAATAAAGGCTTGCAGAGTCTCGATCAAGTTGCTATGCTCGCGGGACACAGAATCTGGGAGTAGCTAAGCTGATGAAGGACTTTCCAATATGGCGCTGATGTCGAGGAACGAGCGCATCTCGAAAAATGCAATTTCCGGGGCTTCTCAAAATTGCAAGGAATCCGATAGAATATCCAGTAGAATCAGGGTCCTGGCTGCATTTGACTGCAAAATGCACCAAATTCACGAGAAATTGGGAGATTGGTTTTTGACCCGATATTGGACCTGGACGTGCATCGGATTCGGGCTAGGTGCAATGGGACTCGCCGCGATTTCGGGGCTGCCCTCGTGAGCGCGCCATCATTGCCACCTCAGGTTGTAGAGTTGCTGGACCAGGGCCTCCGAGTCACTGCAACTAAGGAATTGTCGAGGAACGAGCGCATCTCGTTGGGTGAAGCATCCAAAAGGATCAGTTCCTTCTATCTGGAGGGGGCTGGGAATCCAGTGCAGGCTACCCCCAGCGAGATAGTCCTGGGCATTGCATCTATGCTGGATCACCCGAGCATTTATATGGGTGGGCCGAGTCGGCTATCACTCCGAAAGGCGGAAAGAATAGTTGACTACCTGCGCGAATCTGGAGTAGAAGTCTAGTGCAGTCAAGCAGGAGTTGGACAGATATGAGCAAGAAATTTGGGGGCGGGGTGTGACGGACCCCCGAGCGGAGCGAGAGAACATAGACCAGGATATGGTGGACCTCTTGCAATTTGAGATTGAGAGTCTTTTGCAGGTAAGGCTGGGGGAGGCTATCACCCCGGAATTTCAAGCTGCTTTAACCTGGATGCTGAAAATTAAACTAGGAATGGAGTTGGATTATGGCTTTTGAGATTTTGAACACGCAGGTAAAGTACAATCTGGTGGAGTTATTTATCTATAGTACCCCAGGGCAGCTTACCCCAGCACATATGGCAGTCTCAGAGGACTGGCCTGCTGACTCTCCAGTCGTAAGTCCAAAGAATGGGACTGAAGGGTTGGATTGGAGTCGGGATTTTAAGGAGGCACGGCAGATTGCTTTGCAAAAGTGCGACCTGCTCGGCTTGAATCCTGATAGGATTCCTGAATCTGTGGAGATTCTGCGGAAGGCATCTATTATCGACTACTCTAAGTTCAATCTGGCAAGTGAGGAAGGCACATGACTTATTCTGAGGGTCTTGAGTATACCAAGATAGTGTCTGTTAATGCGGACGGATCCGAGACCCGAGTAGTAGTCCGAGATACTCCTGTATTTGTGGTAGACCTGGAACGCGGGGCTGTCGAGTACCGGGCAGCGGGTCATATGTGGGCCTACCCTGCTGTATGCCTACAGGGCCTGACTGGGGGTTATATCCTTGGGAGTTCAGCCAGCTTCGATCCAGAGATTGCCCGAGGACTGGCTGAGGCCCAGA